GCCGCCTGCACGGACTGCCACGCCAGCGTCCCGCCAGTGAAGGACACGCTGAGTGAGATTATCTCTACGATGTCGCCAGCAGCAGCAGCCGTTGCCAGCACGATGGCCGTGCCGGAGGTGGCCGTGTAGTCCGCAGCGTTCAGCAGGACGCCGTTCAAGAAAACCTCAACGTAGCCAACGGTGTAGGACGCCGTGAAGCTGGTCTGACCGGCAGTCGCCGTGATGCTAGTGCGGGTGTAGCTGCCGCCGCCACCGCCACCGCCGGGGATGTTCACCGTAACAGCGTTTGTCGCCGCCGTGGCAGTGACGCCCGCGCCAGTGAAATTGAAGCTGGTGACGCCCGAAGTTAGGAGCGTACCTTCGTCAGACACCGAGATGCTGCTACCGCCACCGCCAGCCGGTCCTGTGGGGCCGGTAGGGCCGGGTGTAGTGGATACTGCTCCGGTGGGGCCAGTGGGCCCGCCAGCCCCGGTTGTTCCCGTAGGCCCCGTTGGCCCAGTCGGTCCCGCAACTGTAGACGCAGCACCTGTAGGGCCGGTGGGACCGGCGACAGTTGAAGCCGCTCCAGTTGGCCCTGTCGGACCAGTTGGCCCTGCAACTGTAGAAGCCGCCCCAGTCGGGCCGGTGGGACCATTTGTGCCCGCTGTCCCGGTGGGCCCAGTAGGTCCAGTAGGGCCCGCTACTGTTGACGCCGCGCCGGTAGGGCCGGTGGGGCCTGCACTTCCCGCAGTCCCCGTTGGCCCAGTTGGCCCGGCAACAGTCGAAGCAGCGCCTGTTGGGCCGGTTGGTCCAGTAGGCCCAACAGCGGTGGAAGCAGCGCCTGTGGGGCCAGTGGGCCCTTGCAACCCGGTGGGGCCTGTAGGCCCATTTGCACCAGCAGTTCCCGTCGGCCCTGTGGGTCCAGCAACTCCGGCTACCCCAGTCGGCCCAGTTGGTCCAGTAGGTCCGGCAACAGTCGAATCTGCTCCGGTAGCCCCCGTTGGCCCCGTTGGCCCAGTAGGACCAGCAACAGTAGAGGCGGCTCCTGTTGGGCCCGTTGGCCCAGTAGGACCAGTAGGGCCAGATGGCCCCGTAACTCCTTGAATTCCTTGAGGACCTGTTGGTCCAGTAACGCCCTGCACACCTGTAGGGCCTGTCGGGCCAGTGGGGCCATACGGACCAGGATTTCCTTGCGGGCCTGTAGGTCCATTGGGCCCCGTTGGGCCAGTTACTCCAGTGGGTCCGATCTCGCCAGTGTTACCTTGTGTGCCCGAAGGTCCAGTCGGACCCGTAGGCCCATTAGGGCCTGTTGGCCCGTTATTCCCGTCTCTACCTTGGATGCCTGTTGGGCCAGTCGAACCAGTGGGGCCTGCCACGCCCTGTGGGCCGGTGGGGCCCAATGGGCCAGTAGGGCCGGTAGGCCCTATACTGCCGATAAATTGTCCGAGGTTTGCGCGCTTGGTAATACCACCCTGAACCACAATTGTTGTATCAGAAGCCGTAGGCGTATCCGCCAGCGGCAGCTGCGTGATCTTGGTTGGGATGAGATTTGTAGGAACGCGCGGATTGTTCGTCATGGAACCAGATACCCATCGCCCTCTTCACCGATGATGAAATCATCACCATCCTGCGAAATCGTGCCGTACATGTTCAGCGCGATATTAGTGTCTGGGCGAGGATGAAACAAGCTAATCCGCTCAGGCTGGCGAGCAGCCAAGCGATAGGGGTCAAACTGATCCTTATCTTCTTCGCACACATAAAGACCTGGATAGTTAGGGTCCGAAGAAAGATCCTCAAGCGACATCTTCCTTGAGCATCGGGCGCAGATCCCGATACCAAAGGTGGACTTTCCGCGTGGGTCTAGGAAAATACTCATCGTGTGTACGGCGAAATGTTGGGCGCAAAGTAGATCGGCGAGTTGTCCCGCTCCTCATCTTGCGCAACCCTCAGGGCTTCATCAGCCGTCGCCTTGATAGGACCAACCAATTCAAGGTTGAACTCGGGCAGCTCCATCGCCAGACGCCAAGCAAGCTGCCAGACAATTGTCTCGTACCAGCGCTGCGGGATGTCGAGCTCGTCTGTAAGTGTTCCAACGTCCATGATGTAGCGCTGGCGCCAAACGGTGAACTGACCAAACATGCTGGTGGTATCAGTTACAGGCCAGATCCGCATTACCGGATAGTCGCGCTGACGGTCGAACCAATACTGCAACGGCCTGCCCGAGAATGCCTTGTTGGGCAGATTTGTCCAGTCGTCGCGGTTCATGCGGGCGAGGGGGATTTCGGTGGGGTTATTTGCCGCATAGAACTCAATGACGTTCAGCGTGTTGCCACCCGTCTCACGCATACGGAAATAGTTCACCGGCTGAGTGCCGTCGATGTCGTACCATTGCCACCGGCCAGCGGTGTACAAAGTAGCGCCAGGTGACAAGCTGGAGGTCCATGTGGCGCCATCGTTCGACCATTCGAACTCAATGTTGAACGTGCCCGTAGTCGCCATCATCACGCCGACAGTCGTTACCTGAACCTGAGACTGCGGGTCTGCGATTGGATCAGCGCCGATGTAGGCGATCTCAATGTTCCCGTTTATGCCCGTTTGGGCGCAAGACGTGTCGAGATCGCCGTCGAAGGCATACTGCGGGATTCCACCTGGGGCGCTGTACTGAACAGGCCCATTCTGGCGTGAAAGCCAGCGATAGTTGGCATTCAGGATGTCCATCGTACCTTTGGGTGGCACAATAGCTGCCTGCCCGAGATAGAGGGGGAGGATCTCTTTCTCGATGCACCAAAGAGGGACACCCTGACTGCCAAGCGACGACAAAAGCAGAAAGAGGTCATCTTTCGCCATGTCGATCAGCTCAGACGTAATTTGTTGCGGCTGCATACGGCAGCGCCGGAAGGCGTGATCAATCACCTTCCGGGTTTTAAATACGGTCGTTGAGACTGTGCCAGAGACGGCCATTTAGCAACCGACCTTTCCGCCCTTTTTCATCATGGATGGGGCGTTCTCAGGAACAGCCTGAGAAGCAGCGCGAGCCATGGCCGCGCGGATAGCGCCAACGTCAGGCTTACCCGAGCGAGAGCGCCCGACACCAATGCGAGGGCCACCACTAGCGGGAGCGGCCTGCTGAGGAATCATGGGGCCCCTCGGGGCAACAGGCACACCACGGGGGCGAGCGGCCATCTGCTGAAGGGGGCTTGCCATCGGGGGAGCAGCCATATCCGCCATTCCGCCATCGGCATACCCAGTCTTCTTCTGACCCTTCATAGACGCCTCAATGGCGTTTGATTTCGCCATCTGAACGGCGGGTCCACCCATCGCCTTCTTCAGCGCGCTGGGCTTGATCATGCTCTTGATCATGGCCTTGTCCTGCGCGGCGTCGTCGTGCGCCATGCCACCATTCTTCAACCCAGCCGGGCGGCGAGGAGGCATCGGTGCATCCTTTGCCTTGCCGTAGAAGTCCTCGTCGGTGGACTGGTTCTTGGTGCCCTTGATGCTCACCGGCACTGAGGTATCCTTGCCCTTGTCGATGTATTCAATGCCGCCACGAGATTTCTTGGTTTTTCCAGCCTCGCTGAGAGCGATGGCGATGGCCTGCTTCGGATTGGAGACCTTCGGGCCCTTCTTGGAGCCGGAGTGCAGCTTGCCCTCGCCAAATTCGTGCATGACCTTGGCGACCTTGCCGCCCTTCTTGTAGCCAAGAGACGCGCGGTTACTATCTGTCATTGCACCCTGACCAGAATACTGTTCCTGCATTGCACGTCGCTCTGAATCGGTAATAGCTCCCTGACCCATTTGGCGACGAATAGCAGCAGCACGCTGCGCCTGTTGCATCATGCGGCGCTCGCGGTCGGTGATTGCCCCCTGACCAGAATATCCCTGATCACTGAACTCGCTCTGGTTGCTGCCCTCAGCCTTCTTCATTGGCCCCTTTGGCTTGCCGAGGCCAATGACGACCATCAGCCCCTTTGGCTCTTTCTCGACCTTGCCGCCTTTGGCGAACATGGGCCCAGCCACCTTGCTCGGCGAGCTCTTGGTGTAGCCAGCGGCTGAAGGAAACTCGAAGTCTTTGACGTAGCGAATGGCCATGGGATTTACCTCAGTTACAGTCCCACTTGCGAAGAGACTTATTGATACGAGAATCGGGATCACGAGCCGTCTCCGAAGAGGTCAGCTTCGCCTTCATGCCCTTCATTCTGCTACAGAATGAGTCGCGTCGGGCAGCAGCCGCAGGACTTTTCTTCGCCTCAGATGAACTCACAGGGCGCTTAATGTCATGGCCCTGAGCGCGAAGAGAAGCTCTCCCCTTCGCATTTAGACCGCCCTCAGGGTTCTTCCCCTCAGCGCGCGTCCAAGCGCCACCCGTGCTGTAGACAGGAGTAGCGCCGCCCTTTGCCATACACCAGCGCCCCATGGATCACCCGTAAGTCTTGATGCACTCAAGAACAATCGTGTACATGTCGCCTGCCGATTGGTCAGACGTTGTGAACGCGATGTTCCCGGTCTTGCCCGTGCCAGCGTTGTTGGTCAGACCACCAAAAATCTCAAAATCCATGAAATAATTGGTGTTTTGCGGGACCATCCATGTCATCAAGTCGGTCGTGGCATCCCACAGGATGCGAACCTCCATGCCGTGCGTCGTCGCCCAGATCTTGTTGATCTTGACGCCAGT